TTCCAGCAGATGAAGTTGTTCTTTGTCTTGTGACTTGAACATTTAATAAAGCATTGGGAAAATTGAAATTAGGAGCGGTATTGAATAATACAGTTACTGTTCCAGCACTTGTAGGAGCAATTATACCCCATTGTAAAATCACTCCCGCAATAAAAGAAAACCCATTTGTAGCAGAATGACTGCCAGTAATTTGTGATACTCCTCCTAAACCAGTTTCATAAAATAATTGGTTATCTGTTCCAGTACCCGCGCTATTCGTGATAGATACGTTTTTAACAAAAAGTTGTGCAATATTTGAAATAGGAGCTGGATTTGCAACTTGTAAAGTTTGATGAATAATGGTGTGATAACCGCTATTATTTACATTAAAAGGAACATGATCTACTGCAACATAATCTTCGATTGCATTATTATTCAATTTCATGTTTGGCTGATCATTAGATGGGTTATTAGGACCATCTGGTATATCTCGAATATAACTTATTAAACCCATTACATTGATCCTCCATAATTATTGTAATTTCCCTGACCATTTTGATTACCTTGGGAATAAATCGTCTCTGTTCTAGTACTTGTAAATTGTCTTTGAGATCGTTTCCAAACAAGTAATTCTTGCTCTTTAAAAAGTGATTCATAGAATTGAAATTGTTCGATATCACCAGTATCACTTAAAATCTTTCTTGCAGCTCCTCTTGCTAAATATTCACACATATAACCAAATTGAATTGATTGAGATGTGTTTAAGAAGGCTGCTGGACTTAAATATGCTGTTAATTCGACCGTATATTGATTATCAGGAGGATTGCGTAAAGTAATAATGTTATTATAATACAAAATTGCTCTAGGCAGTCCAGTCTGATAGAAAACGCATTTAACGTTGATATTGTTACCAGAAGGAATAGCAACTGGAAACGTGACATTTGCTGTTCCTTCTAAATAATTTACTGTATTTAAAGTAGTACTATAATTTGCTCCGACAGGTCCTGCAAGTGGTAAGTTGCCATTTGGTGCCTTGCCTGGTTGGATTAAAAGTCCATAATTTATGTTGTCTTCTAAAAACAATCCTGAATCCTGAACAACTATATTTTGTCCTGTAGCATCTAATGATGTGATATATATTTGAGGTATGGATGAAGTGACAGGAACACATTGAACAAATTGAGGATTTACAGCTGCTATTTGTGTTGTAGAAATAAGTGGAGGATCTTGATAAGTATTTTCTTGATTGAAGTAGGACATAATGCCAAGCAGATCAATATGACCACGCAATAATGAGTTTATAGGTGGATTTGGTGGACTTTGATTGTCTGGAGATACAGGAAAAGTTAGTCGGTAAGGTCCTGCCGTTCCATCACCTGTTGCCACAATATTGAATTGCTGTGCTATATTCCACCAATTTGTCCAAAAACTATCTCTTTGTGTACTAAATTGTACATCTATACCATTGATCCTTGCAGGACCTAAAAAACCTTGATAAACAGGATACATTCCTATCACAGGCATTCCAGGTTCTGACTGAACCGTATACATCGGCATATTATATTGATCAACACCTGGTTGTGTCTGAAACACATAAGTTGTCTTCAAATCAAAAAGTTGCATACGAGCATCAACATCTGTAATGTAGAATCTATTTATGTAATCTATAATTAAATTATCGCTTATGGATGCGTTAGAAGGAGATTTTATAATTCTTCTTACATAAGTTATGATGTCAGCTAGCAAGTACAATTATTACTCCAATGTAAAGCGGTTTTACATTCAAATTTAAACATTTTTCGTATCAATACGTAAGAGATCATTGACATTATCAATCAAATCTTTCGAAGTTTCGTGCATTATTTTTAAAGAATTTGAAACTACTTTAGTCATTAATTCTAAGGTTTCGGCACATTCTTTTAATTTTTCTAGTTCTTTATTCATTAAAATGGCGTTGCTCCCATAAATAGAGATTTACGACTCGATACGGGTCTTGCGTCAAGACGCTGAATAGTATTATCTACTGCCATCGTACCATAATATTGAGTACCTGTATGATCGCTACCAGCAAAATTATTTTGATGTGTATTTTGTGACATACTCAGTCTATGATATGATTTACGTTTAATCTGTTCAGCAACATATCTAGGAGCCCAAACTGGTTTATTAGTAGGAATTGCCCATTCTTCTGCATTTAATCCAGGAAATGGTTTGCACCACATTTCTATTGTCTCGCCAATAAGTTCATTGTTTTCGGCTATGAAATTCACATATTCTTTCTTGAAATTATAATCTTCTCTGAACTTCTCATTGAACTTCTCATTTTTACCAGGACCTAATTGCTTTCTTGGCTTTAAATAAAGTTCTTTAGATTTTGCAATATCTTCTTGAGATATTTTAGTTTGTTGTTCTCTTTCAAGTAATGGCGCTTGATTCATACGATCAAGCGTCATGCCTTTTACTTGTTCTTCAAAATGATCGCCTTGAGCTTTAACTTTTTCAAGTTCCATTTCTCCAGCTGAATTTACGTTTGGTTTCTGTGCCATTTTTTACCTATACTGGTGATATGTTAATAAAACTGCCGGGAATAAACGGCAGCATCGTTTTGTTTGACAAATTTATTTGTCCTGTATTTACATTTCCAATTGCAACAATTTGAGGCAATTGAGTTAAAGATACAGGCATAAAAGCATCAAACTGATTCGAATTAATGCTTATCTCTACTTGATTTGAAGAAGGTAAAGATAAAACATATGCAGATAATCCATTAATTTGCTGACATCCATATCCTTTTGGAATCAATACTCTTACTTGTTGACCTATCACATAATTCAAGTTTATCGTTGCGCTAGGATAAACATCTGGAATAACTGTTATGATAGTAGTTGCTCCCAAAGCAATGGCTGATATTTGAAAACGTGAAGGTTTAAAATACTCGGGATGAATCGGAACATTAGAGTAAAGAGCGATAGGTCCTGAAATTGCCATGTATAAAACCAATTGGAGAGTAACTTTCATTACCCTCCAAAATGCCAACTTAAATATTTAATTACAATGTCAAATTAAGTATAACAATTTTTTGTGAATTTGACAGTGACACGTCAGACATACCCATAAAACATCTAAAGGTTTTGAGTAATCATGATGATGACCTTGTAAAGGTTTGTTTTCACCACACTTTTCACAATAAAGAGGTTTGATAAGTTTCCCTGTTTTTACAGCATAATAAACTTTTTGATGGACTTGGAATTTTTTTACTTTTTTATGATATTCTATTTGATATTTAATATGCTTTTCTCTGTGTAACTTTCGGCTTTTTTTAACATATTCACATAACTTTTTTCTAAGTTCGGGTGTTAATACCTTTTCTTTTCTTCGTTTACTTATATTTTCGAAGTTAAGTTTATATCGAATTCTATTTAATTCATTATGTTCTTTTCTAGATTCACCTTTTTTTCTTCGTATCCTTTCATCATCAGGTAATTTTTTATTTATCCTAGATTTTTTCCATGATTCCTTTAATCTACCTTTATTTTCATCACGCCAAATTTTACTTTTTTCTTTTTCACATGCAATACATCTACTTAAATAACCATCCGGTGTCCTCGATGATTTCCAAAATTCTTTCATCGATTTCTCTAATTTACAATTTTTACATATTTTCATAAAAAACCCCCATATTTCTATGGGGGTAATTATAACATATATGAATGATTATAACAAGCCTACCTGTTAATATCTGACATATAGGCCCTGTAGAATAACTTATCTCCTAATGCACCAGAAACCCCTGATCCTACTATCACTCCCATAAAGGTAGCGTTGATGTAACTTCCATTTATAGCTGGCCCGTTGATAGTACCTACCGGGGCAGTAATGCTTCCTTGGAATCCATTATAAACATTTGGTGACGGATATAGTTGGCTTCCAACACTTATTTGTAGTCCACCAGTGTTAACATCACCAACAGGAACAACAACAGGGAATTGTTGACCGGAGAATGAAGCGAATGGTTTGTTGCTATTATAAGCACTGAAAAGCGTACTATCAATATTGACAACAAATGTTGTGCTGTTAGTGACAGATACCACATACCCATACTTAGGTGATCCCGGAATCAACACATTAGGTAACTCATTCAATCCTGTTGGTCCCCAAACTGTAGGGATGTGGAATCCAACTTCTTGACCAACAACCACGTTTGATGGTGCTGTTGTCTGAATTGTTGTAGTTGCACCCAATGTAATCGCAGAAATAAATGCTTGACCCGGTGCATAAAGCGCAGGATAAAGAACTTTTTTAAACGATGCCAAGGTATTTAAACCACCCGTTGCAATGGCAGTATAATTGGCTTGGTTTGTATTCCAGTTAATAGTAAATGTTGTCGCACTTGGCACAGTTTGAACTTCAAATGGAATACCAGCAATTTGCTGCATACCAGTTGACGCTGTCTGATACAAGTTAGAGAACACAACTACATTACCAACCACTAAATTATGAGCAGCAGATGTTGTAATAACAGGAGCTGTAGCATTATTAGTAATACCACCGGATGCACCTAGCAATACAGTTGGACCATATTGTAAAGATAAACCTGCTTTAACTACATTAAATCCAGTTCCATTGACTAAACCAGCAGAACTTGTTCCACCGATAACGTCAATATAACCAACAGTATCGCCACCAGTTGCACCAACTTGGTTAATTGCTACTGAAGCCATTGCTTGGTTTGCAGTACCACCAACAGTTGGAGCTAAAGTAATAGCACCTGTTGATAGGTTGTTACGTATTGTAACAACAGCACCAGCAGGCAATGATAAAATAGCCTCTCCAGTTGTCTGTTGTGTTCCTGCACCTGATGCATAAATAGCGTTTGTTTGAACAACGCCATTAACAGTAATAGCAAATTGATTTGGCTCTGAACCTGCTAACTGAAACTGTATTTTATACACTCCAGCATTAGCTACAGTAATATTACCTGTACCTACTGCAACGGAAACGCCTGAAGCCTGACCGATTGCATTATTCCATATAACATCACCGCCAATAGCAACGGTTCCGGCTTGTGTTAATGTGTAAACATAACCATAATTACCACCTGATCCAGTAGTTACACTTTCTAAAAATGCAGACCCTAGACCTTGGTCGGTATTCCACCATGCTCTATAAACACCTCTTCCATTAACCGCAGAGTTTTTGTTTGAAATCTCTACGAAATCAGGAATAAACGGGAGTACAATAGTAGTATCTCCACCGGTCGACGTAACTTGTCCACTCGCTAATCTTGAATATTCAGCCATATTATCTCCTTAGTAATTTAATACTGCTAAACGTGTTGATAATAGGTTTCTGATCGCTGTATCTTGAGTCAAAGCTTGAGCTTGAGCAAATTTAACTGCTAAAGTCGCATTTTGAGCCAACATTCCTGAATAATATGGGTCACGATAAATCAGATTCATTGAGTATCCATCTTGATTTACGTGTGTCAATGCTTGCTTACCAGCAACGGTATTATAGTAAACATCCTGACCATTAGCAGATGCACCACGAGCTACAGGAGCCTCTGACGATGTCAAAATACGTACGTTAAATACAGAACCATACTCAGATGGCAAAGCACTAGCATTTGTTGGATAGTCCCATTGGTTTTTAAACCCTTGGCCTACTAATCCATCAAAATCGGTTTGCAATTCTGTAGACGATAGCATAAAATATGCTGATCTAACAGGACCTGTACCGAATCTATCCATACCTTCAATACCACTCATAAACTTATAAGCGTTATTTGTATCAAGAGTAGTAGCAACTAAGCTAAAATCACTGATACCAAGGTTAGTTGGATTATCATTATTTGAACCACCACCGGCCATAATTTCGGAAGCGGCTGAAACGATGTAATCGCGTAAAATTAACAACCTGTTACTTTATGACTCACAATATACTGTGAGCGGGGTGACCTCTTCGGATCTCCCTCTCGAATTTTATTTATAGTTCGAGTTCTGACTTTCGCATATGTATTTCTACATTCCAACCGCTAAGTCGATCAGGCTGTACATTTAATTAGTTTTATGCAACAATATACACGCACCTACACACATAACAAAGGAGAATGTGAATGCCTATAATTGAATACAAAAAAAAGATTTATAAACCTCTCATACTTGCTTACCTTGCAGGTATTATTGATGGTGAAGGCTCTTTGTGTATTTATCGTGTTAATCCCGCGAAGTATAACCGATACCAAAACCCAAACTTTAGAGCTGTACTCAACATTTCTAATACAAAAAAGGAACTTTTTGATTGGATTGAGTTGCATTTTGGCAATCTCAATAAATCTAAGAAACATAAGCGATCTATTTTTAAGAAAAATTCCACTCATGAGCGATGGATTTATGAATGGGTTGTTCAAGGTCATCGTCTTCTCGACATTTGTACTCAAGTTTTGCCTTATCTTGTTCTTAAGAAAAGACAATGTGAGATTATGATCGAGTTTAGAAAGTCCTATGAAAATCAAAAAGGATGTGGCGCACACGCTCCTCTTGATCCCGAAATCATCGCCCTTCGAGAAGACATGAGAGTTGAGATGTCTAGACTCAACGCAAAAGGTTTTCTTAAAGCAGATATTGAACACTTTGATTCCTTACAATACTAATTAAACACTTGCCCCTTGTTGCCCTTTCACACGGGTGATAAGGGTTTCCAAGTCAATCAGGTTAGATTTATCGAGGACTTAAAGTTAATCCTCGGCTTGACGCATAGCTACGGCTAACCTTTCGGATACCCAAGCTAGTACCAATTTACGCCACAGCTAAGAGGGCGTACATTTCGAACGTAAGTCCTTCACCCTCTTGATCTTGCAAAATAACTTGCTCATTTATAATGCACTAACTGTTACTTTTGTGACCTATTTCTAGGCGGAGAGTCTTGTTATTCCTCTCTCAATGGCTCTCACCACTGTTCAGACTATATCTTCACTTCTGCGGTTACAGAGTGCCTGGCGTGTAGTCGTTGAGGGTTCTCTTTCGAGTCTTCCCTGCTGATTGCCCATTGTAATATCCTTCAGATTGTCACCATTTAGGTACCGAAGGTTTTAGGGGTTTCCAGCATATAGCCAAGTTTTATGTGATCTCTAACCTTATTGAGTTTCACACAACAGGCTGCCTCTCTTATTTAATGCTACAATTTTTTGATAACATGATTCTCTAAACTCTAATTCCTTTTCAGAAATCCCTGCTTTGCAAAATTTTGTGTTTTCTGCATTTTTGCAAAAGTCTAAAAGAATCATTGCTTGATCTTTTTTTTCTTTTAAATAAGGAAGAATCTTTTCGATAAATTCAGCAGAATCCTGCTTCTTACCAATACTCCAGGAATAATGAAACCCACGTGAGCAACTTTTATTTTTGACTACACAGACGGTACCAAATATACAGTTTTTTCTTATGTGGTTTATGACATTTAAGGATGCCATAGACATTTGAATGCAGGGTATATATCGAAGGTTTTTTGTTTCAGAATGCCCTTTTTGTCTTTTTACAGAAAATGAACCGTCAGTATCCATAACACCCGCTACATATGACCAAAAAGCCTCATCATAAGTATTCTGATGAGTTTTTGCTGTCATGGAGATGTTTTTTAAATAAGCTTCATCATTTAATGTGCCTAATTTAACATGGTACTTTTCACGCTCAATTAACTGTTCAACGCTAAGTGTTTTTCCTCTCACAAATGGATTCTTTTCAATATATTCAGACAAAACTTCAGCCCTTTCCTTCTTATAGACTAAAAATTGAACAACTTTCAAAAGAAAGTCTCTGCAATTTTCAGAACCTTTTAATCTCCAATAATGAAGTGGTGCATGATGAGGCTGTCTTGCTTTTAAAGATCCTGTCATACCACCAAAATCATTTTTAAATGAAGAGATAAGCGAGCCAAATTTTTTCACCAACTGAATGAATGGGATATGCAAATTACTTTCTTTTACTAAGTAAATTGACCCATCGACATCTATGGCTCCAGCAGCATATGAATACATTAAATCTTCCTTACTTCTTTCCATGAAATCCTTCCAGTTTTAAATTTACTGGTCATACTATAACATGGTTTACATATTATGATCAAATCAATTATGCAGAAACTTCATACGAGTAAACTTCTTCACCTGTTCCAAAAAACGCCATTTGTGCGTCTATGATATCTCTTTGAGGCACTTGGGCTGGGGGATCAATACCCGCATTACCAAGTTGAATAGTTGGAGGAGTAAGCGCACGTGGACGCATAAACCTGCAAGTTGTACCACCATTTGCAGGCATAGAAACCTTGTCTGCTATAGTGATATAGTTCATTGTAGGAGTAGGAACGTATAACATGGCAGGCGCAAGCGACTGCAAGATCATAGGGCCCAAATTCCCTGTTGTCGTAATCATAATTATTACCTCATAGATGAGGTTCAAGGAGTGATATAAAGACGGTGACCGAGCCTAACTTACAGTCGTTTCTTTATTATCTTTTGTCGAGTGATGCGAAACACTCTTACGCGATGCATTTAACGTATGCCTACGAATTTATAGTATATAATTAAACTTTTAATTATATGTCAATGTTTTCATTTAAAAATTCTTCTTTGAATTCATGAAACTTATTGATACACAATTGAAAACAATCTTTACATAACCATCTACTTACGATATTGCTAAATCTCATATCGATAGAATGTTGTTCTTTTTCAACTTTACATTTTCCACATGTTTTATATTGCATCTTTCTCTATACTGTAATTTGTCATTTCTTACTCTGCATTCTAGTAATTTGATTCATAAGAGAGTCGAATTGAGCTTTTACATCTTCTGAAACCGTTTCAGTCATCTCTTTACGCATAGTATGAACAAATGCTGCTAAGTCTTTTTGGAATTGCTGATCTTCTTGTTTTTGTATTGTATCATCTGTTCTAACTTCTTCGAAATAATGACGTATAAAACGTTGAGCGATTGAGTTATTTATTGTTCCATCAATGTATTTAATGGATACTAAATTGAGAGCTAACTCATAATAGGGGGTAAATTCAGGTAAATCAATCATCATTTTCCATTGTTTCTTTGATATCCCTTTTTCTAAGCTATACCATTGTTTTACATGTATAGCCTTATTATCCACTAACCATTGCAACATTTCTTCGCCAAGTTTAATCATTTCCTTTGGTTCAAGAGATACGGTACGAGGTCTTCCAGCTGTCATTATAAGTCCTTTTTTACTTGTAAACTAATTCTTTTACTCTAAAAAAACAAGTTTTATGTAAAAAAAGCTTGTTGTTAAATAATGTATTTTTGTATAATTATAAATTAACACATAAAAAAGGATAAGAAAATGAAAAAAAATCCATCAATACACATCCAAGTTGAAGCGGTAATACATAAAAAGATAAAAGTTATGTGTATAGAACGTGGAATTACGATTAAAGAATTCATGAATGACCTTATAAAAAAACAAATTCTAGAGGTCTAAAATGTCAAATAAAAATAAAAACAAATCCTATTATCACTCAAAAAAAACAGATATCATACAAATTGTATCTATTGTGGGGTTTAATTTAGTGATTTTATTCACGATGTTTGGTTTCTATCTATCTTTATACAATGCGATTAGGGAAGATATAAAAACAATGCACTATGAAATGAAAGATTTCCATGGAAGATTATGTAAAATTGAGGCAAAAAATGAACGGTTACCCCTATAAAACGATAAATGGTCAAAAAAAACGTATTCATAGACATATCATGGAAGAACATTTAGGGCGTATTTTAGATCAAAGTGAGCATGTGTATCATATAAATAGTGATCCACTAGATAATAGGATTGAAAATTTAATTGTAATTAAGAAGAATATGAAAAAAGACTAGCGCTTTTTACACGCTAGCCCCCACAAACAAAGGGAAAAAAAGAATCGCTCTATATAAACAAACTATCTATCTTAAACTTTTCATGAGAAAAAAGCAGGATTTCACGTTCTGATTTTATATTATCGATTAAGAGGAATTTATGCAAAACAAATTATGTGAAAATTCATATAAAGAAAATTTTAGAGAAGTTTCTAGAAAAATGTTTGAAATGACATGTGATTTACTGAAAGAAGCAAAGCATGGTTCTGAAGAAATGAGATTTTGTATAAGATTTTTAGATTACTATGAAAATATTGATTTTGAAGATTGATAATATTGTCTTTTTTTGCTAAGCTAATCATAACGATATTTTCTAAATATTTCCTTTACGTGCAGTGCCAACATTCACTGCACGGTTTTAACTTATCTCAATGTAAAGTAGCTTTACATTACTGTAGCTGGGATCGTAAAACTCGGTTTGACATCTGGATCATTCTTAAATTCGTCATCGACTAAATCATTCGCATATCCATGAGTACTAATGTTTTGAAAACTTATCGTACAAGACGTAAGCATTATGGAAAGCCATGAAAATACAATTACTTCAATAAAAATCATTCGCATAAAAACCTCAAAATTTGTATAGTATATCTTATTCGTAAAGCAATGAACATTAAAAGTAAATATGTACGCAATACAATTAGATTTATTTAAAAGTTTGGAACAGTGTGAAATTGATCATTTGAGATTAGAAATGATTGCTGTGAAGCAATCTTCTGACAAAGTCAGGCGTGGTTTATTTGCTAAGAATGGCGAACTTACGAAACGCATCTTAGAGCTTGAAGATAGAATTCAACATATCGAAAGAGGATTATGCTATGGCAAATAGCTATTGTGCTAACTGGGATAGTTATTATTTAAAGGATGGTACATGGATAGAATCTATATGTAATGATTCTGACTGCCTTTACTGCTCTAAGCGTCCAAAAAAACATAACAAAAAATGTGGATGTAAAGCTATAGGGATAAAAAATGGAGTTTGAAAGTATCTATATGCGATTGCAGAACCAAAATAAGAAAAGAAATCCAAAAATCAAACTCATTAAACAAAAAATCAATTCAGAAATACAGAAAATTTGAAAATCTGTCACTAAAATGAACTCTCTTCAGAAAACTTCCATTCCTCGGATTGATCACTAACCATCTGATCTTTATAGTGCTTCTCAATTTTTTTAGCGACTTCACTTACTGATGACGAATCGGAAGATACTTTAGATACTCTTTTATCTTTAAACTTGAGTTATTTTTTGCATTTTTCGCATGTTTGAACATATTGTATTTCAAATATTTTTAGCTCTTTTGTCTTTTGTTTTGATGGAGGATAAATATAATTATGTATCCTAATCAAAGCATTATGTATTGAATTCATTAATCCCCTTTCATCATTTGATAGCATTTTTCTAAAATTGTGTCTGCGTCTCTTTCTGTAGCAAGATATATATGAAAGTCGAATTCTTTTAAAAATACAAATCTTAATAGTTTTTCAGACTTTTGGATACAGCATATATGAGACAAATCAATGACAAAATCATTAATTTTGATTACTTTCGATTTCAATTTCGACGCCATATTCTTTTGGCTTTCCTTTTCTTTGTGCATATTTAACTTTGATTCGTGGGTCTGAGTCTGCCCTACCTATTTTCTTTCCTGGGATTAAAAGGTTGCAGATGTAATCTTTTATGTTTTTAAAGGCCATAGGAAGATTATCATCACTATCTAGCATCCTGGGTGCTATTCGTGTCATTATGATTGTACAAGGTAAACAAGACATATTTACTTCGCTCGACATATACAAATCGATAGCATATTTCTGAAATTTATGACGTTTGTGTTTTGTTGTCCAATGCTCGCTACTTTTATTTGCTTCACTTACTGTTTTTATTGGGATTAGAAATTTCATTTACAAACTTTTTTTTTATGATCTTCACAAACAAAATCTTTAAAGCTTTGTGGCCAATTTTCTGAGGGCCAAGATTTGTCACATGCAATGCAATGTATATAAAACTTTTCCTCTATTCCAAGCTTCTTAAAATATTCTCGCATTCGTTTCTCTTTATTGATAAAACATATGTTATCATGAGAAACCAATTCATCTATTTTCTCAAAACCTTCAGAAATGGTGTTTACTTTAAACGTAGTCGATTTTTTATCTTGGTATAGTATAATTACATACTCACCATCCTTTTCGCATACATCGACGTTTAAAACGTGCTTCATAAACACCTCCTGTATTTATTTTTACACTACCGAAAAATTAAAATATTTTCTAGTATGAAATTCAACTATTCGGTTTTTCCGTACAATTGGGAGATTGATTGCAATTTTTTAAGCAACTATGCATAACCTGCCTGATATCTTCTATCATCATTTCTGAAAAATCAATTCCTATTACAATTTTCGTAGATGCTAAAAAAGTTCCAGTTAATTCTGTTAAAAAAATAATTTTATCTCTGATTGTCAAATCTTTCAGCATTCTTTTAGTTTTAACTATTTTATCAAAAATATCTTTTGTGTTTTTCTTCATTTATATTTCCCTTTTATTCTGGTACAATCCTATATTTTCTAAGTGCATCTTTAAATTTTTCTTTGAAGTTAGAATCTAGATATTCTAAAACAAAACAAGAAGAATTTCCACCAAAAGTAATTTCTATCATTTTATTTAAAACTTCAAATTGGCATCCTAAAGGAATGATAGAATCATTCTTCACTTGGATGGCAAATTCTTTGTTTTTTTGCGCTTCTTCTTCTTTGGAAGTTGGTATTTGTGGTTTTTTTATGCACGCCCACTTAATGGCTTGAATCAGAGAAGTTTTAATTTTTGTATTTGGATTTGTTGCATAAGCGATTGCATGATTAATGGTTTGCTCATCGTAATTTTTGCTAAGCCAAACTTTTTCATCTTCGTCGATTTCAACATTTTTTAAAGAATCAAAAAAAACAGCAGCATTTTCCTGTTGTTGTTTCTTTTGATTAGTTTTTTTAGCTGTTTCTTTTGTGCCTGCTAAATTAGCAGGGGTACCCCCTCTTAAATTAGCAGGGGGGGGGCTGCTAGATTGACAGGGGTAAGAATTATTTGAATTTTCGTGTATAACAAGTTCATAAAATGTCTTTTGTGTTCCTATTTCTCCAACAACTTCTTTTGTTATGAGGCCTTTTTCAATCAAACCATCTATAGAAATTATAATGTTTGTGGCTGTTGATCCTGTTAGTTTTTGAAGTTGTGAAATACTGATCCGATCTCTTATTTTATGCCATCCCAATGTTTTTCTCATGATGACAAGTATAACTTTTAACTCAACTTCTTTTAAGTGGGGAAGCCATGAATCAAATAGATCATTTGGAGTTTGTGTGTAGGTTGGTGCGAATATTTTCATGATGTCATCCTTATTAGTTATTTTTTTAATAAGGAGGACTCTAGGAAGTTATCTCAGAAAATTGTTGTTTTAAAAACACTTTTCGTTTACAGTATATGATCAGTCCTGTTAGATTGATCGTATTGAGACACTCCCCTAGAGTTCTCCATATATAGGCCCATCATTCGTGATGGGCCTTTCTTTTTTTATAATTCCTTATCCTATTCCTAAATCCGATTCTTTTAAATCAAAATTCAGAAAAATATTGCCTTTATCTCGGAACTCTGTCAAAAACATTCTTTAAAAGGGAGACTATATGAAAGAAGTTTTTACAGAGATTTTCTACGATAAAGCAATCAGATGCTTGCTATTCATAAGCTGTTTCGTTATAGGGCTACTTCTGTTTGTGAACTATCTGGCTCAGTAAACCAGTCGGCTATTTTGACTTTACCACCAGTCAATTTTTCTATCTTTCTCAACTTTTCTCTTCGGGGTATAATTTTTCCCGAACACCAAAGGCTCATCTGTGATTTGGTAGCTTCCAGTTTAGCCGCAAAAAAACTTGGTCTAATTCCATTTTCGTCTAAATATTGCTTTAATTTCATTGTATATACTTTTTACTTTAATCAAAATTATGAAAACTTTTGTTGCAAATAAATGACAACGCATGTTATATTTTATGCTTAGACGATAAGACAAAAACAATAGAAAGTCAAGGAAAATAAAATGGTAGCTTTTTTAACACCAACACAAATGTTTCAGGAATATCAAATGCATGCACACATCGATTATGAAGCTGAAAGATTTGATTATGAAAACGGCTCCTATAAAGAAATGTGCCTTTATGCAATCGAAGCCGGTAAATACATCGAGCATTATCATGAAATCATTGCAGAAGCTTACATTCAAGGTTGCAGAAAAGCTGAGGCTTTATTCGACAAACATGGATTAAAACTCGTTCATGCATTTGCTCTTCTTGATAATCTTAAAGAATTTACTGAAGAGTTTGAAGAGACAGAAAGAAGAGAACCGGATTACGATTAAAAATTAAAAAAAACAAGGATATATATGACAGCATTAGCAAAAATAGAGAGATTTCAACCACAAGTTCAATCCCATCATTTCGATGAGAAACAAGTTGAGCTTATCAAAAATAGCATTTGTAAAGGTGCAAGCAATGAAGAACTTCAATTCTTCATTTACGCTTGTCAAAGAACGGGATTAGATCCTTTTGCTAAACAGATTTACTCTGTTCCTCGTGGAGGTCAAAGAACAATCCAAACGTCAGTTGACGGGTTTCGTTTAATTGCTGATAGAAGTGGTCGTTATGCACCAGGTAAAGAACCGACGTTTACTTATGATAAGCATGGAAATTTAGAGTCTGCGACCGCTTACGTGATGAAACAGACTAAAGACGGTACTTGGCATCAGGTTTCAGCAAATGCTTGTTATAGTGAATATAATGCAGGTTCTCCGTTATGGAAAAAAATGCCAAAAGCTATGTTATCAAAATGTGCTGAATGCTTGGCTTTACGTAAAAGCTTTCCAGCAGAAATGAGCGGATTATATGGAGAAGAAGAGATGGACCAAGCGGATAAAGCTGATAAATCCAATGTAAAACCGCTTTACATAGTAGAAAATTTAACTACAATTTCTACACAGCAAGCCATAGAATTAACCCAATTACTTAATGGTTGCTCTCAAGAAGTGCAGATAAACTTCAAAACTTACTTAAAAGATAAATTCAAAGCTAGTATGATTGACGACTTGCCTGAAACGGAATTTCAAAAACATAAGGATATTTTGTTGGCGAGATATAAATCTTATCAAAAAGAACTTGTTGAAAAGGAAATGGAAAATATAAGTGAAACTGGGGTGGATGATGATGCATAGAGTAATCGATTTATTGCAAGGAAGTGATCTCTGGTTACAATATAGGAAAACAAAGATAACAGCTACTGATGCAGCAAAAATAATGAATCTTTCCCCCTTTTGTACAGCATTGCAATTATGGGAAGAAAAGTTAGGTCTTCGTGAACCCCAAGCCCTAAATGATAAAATGAGAGAAGGATCTCTCTTAGAAGAAAAAGCAAGAAACTTCTTAAATAAAAAAATGCACTTGAATTTCAAGCCAGCTGTTTTAGAAAGTACTATACACCCTTTTGCTATGGCATCTTTAGATGGAATAGATTTTGATGGCTCTATTTTGGAGATAAAATGCGGTAAAGCATCACATGAATTGGCTAAAAACCATGAAATTTCTCCTTATTACTTAGCTCAACTTCAACATCAAATGTTTGTTTCAGATACAAATTATGTGGCTTATTTTTCATATAGATCAGATGAAGACAACATTATTTGGACTGTAAAGAGAGATGATACTTTTATTGAAAGAATGATCGAAGCTGAAAAAGAATTCTATCGTTGTCTAATGGAATTTACGCCTCCTGCTTCAACTGATAGGGATTATGTCATAAAACAAGATGCTGAGTTTGTATCTAATTTACAGGTATTAATTAATACTAGAAGGCAGATTAAAGAATTAGAAGAACAAGAAGAAAGTTTGCAAAAATGGATTATTGCTAATTGTGAAGAAAAATCAACAAAAGCTGGTAATTTCAAAATCACTAAATGTAACCGTAGAGGAACTGTAGATTATTCTGGAATTGAATGTTTAAAAACTGTTAATCTTGATGATTATAGGAAAAAACCCTGTACTTATTATAGAATAAGTGAAAATGAATGATTTTATCGTTATTTAATAATTTATAAGGAAAAAATGAATCCAATTCCACCAATTAATTATCCTATACCTACAGTTCCAATAGAACCCAAACCGACTGAAAGTCCAAAACCTATACTTGACTGGCCAAGTATAGACTTTGGGGATTAGTTATTTCTTTTTCATAACTTTTTTCATTAGCTTCTTATCTTGTTTTTCGTCTGCTTTCATAAAAGCTTTCATTTCTTTTTTTTCTTCTTTCTTATGTTCTTTTTTCATTTTGTTCTCTCTTTATTTCTTTAAAAATTGCTGATCTTATTTCTGATTTACTTCTACCATATGTATAGTTTGATTCCAAGCGAACTTTACTATTTAAGATAGACCATATCTCATTATTTTCGAGGAATAAAACCCATTCAAATTCATGCTCCATTCCACGATCTATCATAAAATGTGCATATCCCTTACCTTTTTCACATTCCATAGGAATCGGGGATTTAAGCTCATGAATCATATAGTCTATTCCTGTTCTATTTCTATAGCCTTTTGATTTTCCAATCGTCTCCATAAATGTTTGAATTTAACATTTATTCCAACAAATCGTCCTGCAAATCTTTCACAAATTCTAGAAACGAGATATACAGTCCGAATAAGCCTGATATTTCTACAATCTTCTTCACCCACTTCATTTTCAACCCAATCCTCTTTTTCTGATACATCATAAAGCTCAAGTAGAGGTTCTACGAGTTTAAAAAAGTCTCTCATCTCTTCGAAATCCCATTCTTGTAAGAATTCATTCAGTTCCCATTGTATGTCTTTTTTTTGTCGCATTATTTTTTCTTTTTTTTCTTTGGTATTTTAGCTCCTGCCTTTCTAGCTACATCTAGAGCAATGGCGATTGCTTGTTTGTGAGGATGAGTTTTCTCTTCCTCTTTAATGTTTTTTCCAATATCTTTTTTGCTTTTTGATTTGATTAATGGCATATTTTACCTTGCTTTTAAATATATTGTGAGCTATTATTCATCTAAATTTAACCTAAATATATTTTAAATAAAACATTATGACAAGAGTAATCAATCAAAAAAAGATAAAAGAAAATCCTTGCTTAAGATACGATATCAAAATTATTAAAGATTCGATTGATGCCATGAAATGGTTAGATGAAATTTTGATAAGAAAGAGGAATAATGCCTAAATATGACTATAAATGTGATCCTTGCAGCTTCATAATGGAAGTAGAGCATAAGATGACTGCAAATCCAGAAATATGTTGTTTGACATGCTCTGAACCCATGCGAAAGATGATTAATGGTGGGATAGGTTTACACTTTAAAGGATCAGGGTTTTATGAAACGGATTATAAAAATAAATGAAGAAAAGAAGATTAACTTTATTAATTGAATTAGACGAATATCAAAATACAAGTTGGATATGGACAAGCCATAAATCACATGAATTTATTAATGGGATTAAAGTAAGTATGATCTGTGAAGGATGTGCAATAACCGATATTGAAGATGATATCTATAAGGATATAAATGACGAATCGTAAATATTCATTTAAAAATAGATTTGAAAGAAAAAAATGTAAAATATGCGAAGAACCATCAAAAGGTTTAGGTTATTGTAGTAAGCACTATCAAAATTTTAAAAGACTTGGTACTCCACATGCAACAAGAAAATACCGAAATTCGATTGAAGATTTGATAGAAATTGTGGAAAATTTATCTGAAAATGAAAATGGTTGCAAAATATGGATAAATTCAAAAAATAATTATGGTTATGGAACTTTTTATATTTGTGATAAAAATTATCTAATAAGTCGATTGATATATTCTCACTACTTTCCTGCAAATTACGATGGATTAGTGATTCGTCATAAATGTGATATAAGAAATTGTTGTAATATTGCACATTTAGAAACAGGAACTACAAAACAAAATTCAGAAGATATGGTTAAACGTGGAAGATCTCTTTTTGGATCAAAAAATTATAACTCTAAATTATCAGATCAACAAATTATTGAAATAAGAAAATCATACCCAGAAAATTCTATAACTGAATTAGGAAAAAAATATGGTGTTACTAAGCAAGCAATCTCAAATTATATAAATTATAGGTCATATTCTCATTTATGAAAAAAATTATTTCTGTTGGATGTTTGCATGGATATAAACCTATTATAGATGTTTGTGATATTTTGATAATAACAGGAAATCTCACTGCTCGTGATTCTTATAAAGAATATGAGATGTTTGACGAGTGGTTGAAAAAACAAAAAGCTGATCTTAAAATTGTAATTGGTGGTAATCATGACAATCTTCTTGAAAATAAAACTTATAAAATTAAAAATGGTCATTATTTAGAAAATGAAGGGATTGAATATAAAGGTTTTAAGTTTTTTGGAATTCCCTATAGTTTATCTTTCAGCGAGATAAATCCAAAGTGTACAGCATTTTGTGGGAATGAAAAATATATGAAAGAAAAATCTGATCTTATTCCTGAGGATATTGATATCTTAATTTCGCATAGTCCTCCATTTGGTATTCTTGATGAAATCGAGAAACAAGATGGTTCTATGCTTCATGTAGGATCTACTTCTTTAAGAGATGCTATATTTCGAATAAAACCAAAATTAGTGATCTTCTCGCATATTCACGAAAATGGCGGCAAAATGATTGATTTAACGACTACAATTTGTGTAAATTGCAGTATTATGAATGAAAGGTATGAACCCGTTAACAAACCCATGAGAATTGAATTATGAATAAATATTTTAAATTATTAATCTTCCCTTTTTTGATTGCATCATTCGTTTTGTGTGCATCAAGTAAAATGTATATTGATCCAATCAATTTAGATAGCTCAGACTGTGCTTTTAGAGTACATATGGGTGGAAATGAATGGATAGAAACGAATTGTATTCATAGAGATGAAACGGGATTTTATTCTCTTACAGAAGACTTAATACATAGAAAAGATTGTCGATCAAACTATGAAAAGACTTGGAAGTGTCCTTATTGTTACCAATTCTGGCCTATTGGTAAAGCCTGTCAGAATAAAGATTGTCCCTCGAAGTATAGATAAACTTTATTTTGTTTCTAAGACATTCACCCGTTTCTCTAATCGTTGAACTTCTGCTAACAAGAAAACGCAAAGTTCATGGTATTTTACAGATTCCGGTTGACCGTCTTTATAAAAACAAAGATAAGGAAAGTCTTTTTCTACTTCTTCGGCTATGAGACCGTAAGAAATTGTTTTAAAAATATCTTCTTTGTAGTTAAATCTTACAGGTCTTAAATTCATGATAGATACGTTGTCAGGCATATCAACAATATTTTCTTTGTATCGCTCAGATGATACTACGGTTCCAAGTTGTCCTGCTGTAGAGCATAAGACAGATGTTCCTGTGACTGTAGCCCCATTAATACCTTGAATAAAACATGTAGTTTGATTAGTACCTATTCTAACTACATTCGATTCCCCAATTACACCTGAAATAGCAGATGAAATTACAATATTATTTGATTCAGAAGATGTATAATTTGAACCCGCTCCATATCCTATCGCAACATTATTTGTTCCAGTTGACAAAACATTAATAGCATAATTTCCTAATGCAGTATTTTGAGTACCACTTGATATAGTTGTACCAGCATGATAACCAAATGCTGCATTGTCATTTCCAGTACAAAAATTTAATGCTGATGTACCCATTGCTTCGCATCTATTGACTCCAAAAGCATTTGTCATTGCTCCCCAGCCGAATATACAATTTTCAGAACTTGTAGTTATTAATTGACCTGCTAAATATCCAATAGCAGTATTTGCAACGCCACTACTTACAGATAAAAGCGCACCGTTACCGATTGCTGTATTTTGAATACCACTTGTCAAACTAATTAATGTGGCTTGTCCTAATCCTGTATTTGCAATTCCTGTAAGAGTAGCATTACCACAATTATGACCTATAAGAGTGTTTGCTACGCCATCTGTAGTATTTAAAGTAGATGTAGTTCCACTATTAACAAATTTTATTGTTGATCCAGCATTAATTGTAGAAGCATTTGTAAATAATGTTAAAGATGATCCTGTAGCTGTTCCTGAATCACCTGTAAGTGTAATTCCAGTAGTTATAGTTTGAAAACTTGGTGCTATTCCTGTTCCATTAGAAGTAAGAACTTTTCCTGATGTGCTTCCATCAAGTCCTGAAAATGTTGTCACTCCATTAAAATATACAACACCTTTTTGAGAAATGTTTAAAGAATTACTTGAAGCCATATTGTAAACCTATTTTTTAAATCCAAGAACCATTAGAAGCAATTGAATGCCATGTTAAATCAGATGGTTTAAATACAAATTCAATTGAATCCCCTTTAACATTACTTGTCAAAGTTCCACCTGCAACAGGAGTATTATTACCAAATTGAATTGATTCTCCAACACCACATTGTATTACTACAGAAGCTCCAAAATCATTATAAATAATTATTGAATTACCTAATACTAAACCTCCTGATGGAGGCAAAGTAGTGGTTAAAGAAGCGTTGCAAAAATAACCATTTTGAACAATTGCTGTAAAATTTGTTGCTTTTTCTGACCATGCAAAGCCATCATTTATAACTTTAATTGTTATAGTATTTCCTGCACCTGATGTTTGAACAGTGCTTGAATTTCCTACCACATTTAAAATATTAGCTGCTGGGACAGCTGTTCCGTTATCAGTGACAAAACTTGTTGGAATTGCTGGAGATGAACCTGCGGCACTCTTATAAATTTGGCTCATGCAGTTGACTCCTTAGCTGCTAAATAAGATATGGAAAAATTACCAGAAGCACCATTCCCATAAAATGTAGTACCTAAATCTATTGTAAAATTGGCGGCTAGATGAGCTTTATCTCTTAAATCTAAGACTAAAGCTTCACCTGGTGAAAATGTTTTCCAAATATGTGTACCTGTTGAATCATTTACAGAAATAGCCACAGCGACAGTACCCTGATTATCAAAAATAATCAATACAGGATTAAATAAAAGAGTTCCTATCATAACGACAGATCCTGTCATGGCTACCAATAATTCGTCAGGGAAAATGGCTCTTTGGCTATTATTAATCGACATTTGGCTCCTTAAACGTTTTCGTTTCCTTGTAATGCAACAGGTTCAGCTTCTGAAACAGGCGTTTCTACCGCTGTTAAATTAGGATCAACAGGTTTATCAGTACGTTGAGCCTTTGCAGTATCTTCAACAGTTCCAATAAATTTTTGAAACTGAAATAATGCTTCTTTTATTAAATGTAAAGGAGTGTCATTTTCACATGTGAAATGACATGTTTTATTTTCAATTTGATGAGTTAATTGTACTAAATTTGATAACATTAATTTTTTCCTATTTTTAGTTTACAATCATATAAGCAATTGTGGAAATATCCGCAGCTAAAGGAGTTCCTGGAGTTCCTTGAGTTGCAGCATTGATAACAAAAGAAACTCCACCTACAATAGTTCCTACATTTAGAATACCTAATGCTGTTGATGCATTTACTGCTGTTCTTGATAAAAAGATTAATGAATTTGCTGTTACAGCTGATGTAGATATTGTTGCAGTGCCGCCGACTAATGTTACGGATCCAAAACTATTAGCTCCAGCAGTAGTTGTAGTACCAACAGAAGTAGAAACAATTTTATTTCCAGCTGTTCCTAAAACAAGATTTCCATTAGTAGCTATAATATTTCCAAGTGTTGCTGTAAGAGTTGTAGTTGCTGCTATAGATCCAGGAGCAATAAATGTAGCGGGAATAGATAATGTTGCTACATCGGCAGCTGTTGTAGCAGTAATTTGATTAGCAGTTCCTAAAACTGATACTATTGCGCCTGTTGAAGAAGCAATTTGAACCCAATTTGCTGTATTAACTCCAAGTGAGCTCGAAATAGATAAAAGTTTCCAAATACTATTTCCAGTGTAAATCCATTCTTTACCAATTGGATAATTCCAATCCATTGTAGAAGGTATCCTAACATCAATATGAGGAACTTCAACATTTTCAGGACGTGATCCAAAAGATTGTACATACATCATTGCGCCGGGTTGAAAGCCCATAGAATACCTCCGTAAATTTAAATTTTAATTTAACCTTGTTTTAGTTTAATGTATAGAAAATAGTTGAGGAAATCACATGAAATTAAATTTATTTGAAGCACATGATAGATACAAAAGTTTTACTACAAAATCTGATTTTGATATTGGCGAATGTTGTCAAGATTTGATAAATAGACGACCTTTCGGAAGTTATCCTTTCTATATTTTTGCACATACTCGAACAGATGATGATGGAGTAACAAAAAGACTTATTTGGCAACCTAGATTAACTAGACCAAAACCTCAGACAAACAGTATGCTTTTTAAAGCTTATCCTGGGAAAGACATTGTTAAAATTATTTGGATGATACCTACAAGAGAGTTATGGAATCAATATGAAGAAGGTAAAGTTACCGAAAATAAGACGATTTGTGATAGTATTCGAGCATTTCAGTTTGATAGAGATACACTTGCTAGAAATGAGGATGATGATCTTTCCGATGAGAAAATCAACCAAATTTACAAAGACTTATCAAGAGATGCAAATCATGCAAGACGAATGAATAAACGAATTGGAAAAATAGGAAAATTAATATTATGAAAAAATCAATATTTAAGCCAAACTCTTAGGCGGTTTCTTTAAATTTTGAGGCGTTGGCATACTATAATCCAGAGTACTTGACCTCATTTTGCCTACTTTTTGCTTGATAGCCTGACCATAATAATCGCCCATACCAATTGATGATTTAGGAGTATGGGCGTTTTTAACTTTAGCCTTCATCATCTACTCTCATTGTTGTAGGTCTTCCAAATGGCAATACATCTACAAATTGTTTTGGGTCACCTTTATGTCCTACAGGTTGTTTAATTCCTATACCATAATGCGTACCTGCATTGATAAAATTGCTTGAGCGTTGATCGTATTGAGGGCAACGAAAATCCCAAGGAGATTTTTTACCATCAATAGGTTTATCAATTTCTCTCTGTTCTTTTATGCGATCAGGATCAGCAAATTCAGATTTAGCATTTATCTGCTCTTTATTTCTTTTCATGTTGTACCTTTTAAAGTTCCACTATGTTATGATGTATAATTCAATCTTAAAAAAATAACAAGTATTATGAAAAAAGAAATAAGAAAAAATTTTAGGTTAATGGGTACTGTTTCTACGGCATATATTCAGAGAAAATATAAGTATAGTTTTAAAGAATCCTGTAGATTATTAGAGGAAGTGGTGACTAGAGGAGATAAGAAGTTTTATAGCGAATGCGGTTTTCTCATGAGATTAGAGAAATAACGTCTGATAATCATTATTATGAATACTTTTTTTGCAAAAACAAGGCTTAAGATACCTCTTAAACGAATCAATAAATTTACTAATCTTTTTTCCAATCAAGTTTTGCATTTTTAATTAAGAAATAGGAGCCTAAACCCCTATTTCTCTCATGTTTAACATAAGGAATAAAATTTAATTTCTATAATTTGGCTTCATAGGATGTGCTTTTACTTTAGCGATGCCTTCATCTTGCATCTGTTTAATCTTAGGGCTTGTATCTTCATAATCCATTTCAGAACCAGCACCTTCAGCACCTGTATATTGCTTCATTTTATTTCCAATTGGAAATGTAGGTGAACCGCTTCCGGCAAAAAATGAATGATCATTTACAGACATTCCGCCTGATTTAGCAGTACCAGTTCTTTGTTTTTCTGACATACTTAACTCCATGAGTCTACCGACTCTTTAAATTTATTCTTTTAATCTTTTTATATCATCATTTGGTTATTTTGCATAGGTTGTTGTTGTTGTTGTGAATTTTGTTGTCTTCCTGATTGTCCCATCGTACCCATTAATTGTTCCATAAATTCTTTTGAAGCTTCTGTTGTCTCAACATTTTGTCGAGCTGTTTTTTCTTGTTCTTCTTCATCAAGTTTAACACTTTCCAATTCGTTTGATTTTAAGAATGTCTCAACCTCTCCGAATTTCTGAATAGTTTCTAACAACTGTGCAAGAGCAGCCATTTTGTCTTTTGTTGCCATTGAGTGGTTGCGTGAGACCATTGACATTCTTTCTTCAAATAAACCTGCATTTGAGGCTGAACGAGAATCACGTTCACGAGCCTGTGAAAGAAGGTTGTGAATTTTCGCCATCATCTCCTTGAGGCGCACTTCCTCTACAGTGTGCTTCAAGTTCATTTCCTCGCCTTGAGCGGCTTGCATTTGCTGCTCTTGTTCTGATAAGAACTGGATTATTTCTGCTTTTCCAGTTATATTTAATTTTGGTATGATCATAGATGGAGGAAAAACTTCTCTTTGAAATTTTTCATTTATGTCTAGCATTTGAGATGCTTGCAAGTTCTGCTGAGTAGGTGTAAGGTCAGATTCTTCAACAATTGTCTGAAACTTACAAAATACTTTACTGAAAAAATGAGGTGATGGTTCAGCACCAATATAAAGTTGAACTTTGGCTGCATTCCAATTGTTTAATACAATTTGGATTAGTCTATCCCCTAGCAATTTATCTGAAAAATCCCATTGGTCAAAATACTTTTGAAATACCATCAAATTGGCTGCTTGTTTTAGCATCATAGTCAATGATGATATTTGCTTATCTTGCTGTCCAGACCAATTTTCTAAATTAATCCCAGAAACGTTGTATATAAGATCAGCCATTTGTTGTGCCAAGGCAAGATCAGACTCTGGAACAGCACTAGGGATAATTTTTTCACAGTCAGTAAGTTCATAGCCTTCATTAATGATAACATCCCATCCTTGACCGGCTTTCTTAAGGTTGTCTTCATTTGCAACTGCTCCTATTTTACGTTTCCATCCAGCATTGATTGTCGCGCTAGCGATATCATTATTTTGGATAACCTTATAGTTAAAAAGGAATTGCGGATCTCGCATAGTTCTAATTAACGATCTCACACGTAAGTCAAAGTGATTTATATGTGGATCATAGTTCCAATAGTATGGTATAAATGGACAATCATCGAATCCAAGTGGATTTTCACCTGAATACATAAGTTGTTCATTTAGAATAACTGCTAATTTCCAACATGGGACATCAACAGTAACTTCTTCCATGTCTTCGATATTATATAAGATTTGTTCCAGATTTTCTTCACCACCTGCAAAATCATAGAATTGATTACGTGACCTACTATATAAACGTTTCTTTTTCCTTTTCCATTTATACCAAACATATGACAAGACCATAAGATCATTTCTAGCCATATTATGGTTTTCTGGTAAAAAATAGAAGTTTCCATAACGCTGGGGTGTACCAGACATTGGCATAATATTTTTGAGTTTTTCTGGAAATCGATCTTCTGCCTCTCTTTTGCTTATATATTCCTGACACCAGACAAACTGAGCATCTGACATATCAGGATTACGAAAGTAAGGGTCAACTAGAAATGAGTTATATTCCCAAATCTTAGTTTTAAGTGTTCCTTGAGCTTGGTCATCACCTGTATAATCAAGATATGGTTGCATTAAAACCATTCCAGATATAGCAGCAAGTTCTTTTGCCTTAGACTTCTGTTCGTGAATACAACCTTGATTGGCTGCGTGAGTTATAAGTGTAGTATATTGATCAGTTGTTAAAGGATCAGCACCTTCTGTAGCTACATAAGAGAAGTTTTTACGATGCTGCCGCTCATAACCTGTGATCATATTGACGGGCTGTTGAACTAAATTGAAATAATAATCTTTATAAGACGTGGCGAGTCCGTTGTTCAAAGTCCTATTAATAAAAGACTGGTTGCCGGCATAGAAAAGCGTATCGATATTCCGAGATCTGTTACTTTTATGACTCACAATATATTGTGAGCGGGGAAACTTCTTCGAATCTCCCTCACTACCTTGGTGTTATCCGTAGTGTTCAGACTGTTGCATACTCGTTTCCGAGTCCCTCTCGCTCAGTCGTTCAGGCTGTATTTAAACTTGCCCCTCGTCACCCCATCGGGCTTCCGAGTCAATCAGAGAAGGTTTATTCAGAGCAATTCTTAACTCTGATTCCAGCGACTTTGTTCAAGTGGCATGAATTTACTATATAATTGGTCTAAAAAGTGACGAACATTACCACTATTCGGCTCTTGATCATTCTGCCATGGAGCATTATAAAAACTACTCAAATTAGCCTCCGAATATTAAATTTATTCTTTTATTAACTTATACCCGTACTGGTTGAGAAATTCAATATAATACTTTATTCTATCTTCAACATGTTGAGTAGGCCCATGATTACTGCTGCATAATTCAAGATTATCTATTGAAATTAATTAAAATTTAATTATTTATTCTTTAGCCTTAAATATTGCACTCAAAATCATCAAAAATGACATCAAATCATATTGATTTACATATGTAGTCATTGCTTCTGGAGGTAATTTCTCAATACTTTTAACCATATCATCAAGAATCTTGATTAAATCATCACGTGTTGGTTTTGACACTTCATTTGGTTCAATGTAAAGCGGTTTTACATCATCTTTATTTTTGATTTTAGGTATGATTGTGTTACCTTCATCATCCACACGCAAAAAGTTATCCCAGTTTTTTGCAGCACATGGGTAATCACCAACATCACCACCCACTGCAATCTCTCCACATTTGCACATTACATAATCTTGAGAATGAAAACTTTCAATAATTGATTCACATAATTTGCACTTTGCTCTATTTTGCATACTTACCCCATTAGAAAGGATATGATGCAAGATTTACTATCAGAAAAACAAGTACTTTTTATCAAAGAAGCAAATGCAAAATGGAATATAGCGCATGGGAGCGTTAGAACTGGTAAAACTGTAGGAACTTTCTGGTGGTTTCTACATCAAGCGCAAATATGCCCTGATTCTCAAATCTACATGATAGGTCATACGAGTGAAACTCTTTATGACAATGTGATAAAACTTATCTTTGAAAGTCCTCAATTTGCTATCTTTGAACCTTTTTGTTCTTGGTCAACAGGAAATAGAGTGCTTACTTTTAGAGACAAAACTATTAAGATTTTAGGTGCTAAAGATGAGGGAGCTGTTCGTTCTATTCGTGGTAAAACCATGTCTTTACTTTATTGTGATGAGATCACTCTTTATCCTTTATCTATTATCGAGATATTGGATCAGCGTTTGAGTTGTCCTTGGTCAAAAGCTGTTGTTACCTGTAATCCTACATATCCTGATCATACTATCAAGCAATGGGTAGATAAGGCAGCAGAAGGCGATAAAAATTACTATGCTATGCACTGGACGTTAGAAGATAATCCTTATGTGCCACAAGACTATAAAGACAGACTTGCAGCTAATAAAAATGGTATATTCTATAAACGAGATTATCTTGGATTATGGTGTCTTGCTGAAGGTGCAATCTTTGACTTTTTTGATCCTAAATTACATGTAGTTTCAAAACCGCCAGAAGCTGCTGATTATTGGATTGCGGGTATAGATTACGGAATTAGCAATGCAACTGCCTGTGTGTTAGTTGGTGTTTATACAGGAGTAAGAGATCAACGCGGGAAAAAGATGTGGGCTGAGAAAGAATATTATTGGGATAGTCGCAAACAAGGTAGACAAAAGACTGTTTCTGAACTTGCTGACGATATAAAAGACTTTCTTGAACCATATGGACCAAAAGGAGTTTATATCGATCCTAGTGCAGCTGCGTTGCGTTTAGAACTACAACGACGAGGAATGCATGTTATAGATGCGGATAATGATGTATTTAATGGCATAGCTAAGATGACAAATGAAATGAGTGATGGTAATTTTGTAGTATGTAAAGAGTGTAAGAATCTCATCCGTGAGATTCAAACATATGTATGGGATGATAAGAAATCAAAACAGGGTGATGATGCACCTGTTAAGAAGGCCGACCATGCGGTTGACGGACTTAGGTACCTCCTCTCGACGCACAAAGTTACGGTTTATCAACCTTATCTTCACAACCCTAACAAGTACTTAAATGATAGATTTAAATCTAATTTTTAATTTAGAATAGCTAAAATATCACTTTGATTCATTAAAATATATTCATTCTCTTTATCTTCATCAATTGGAACTTTAGTCAATCCGTATCCCGAAAACATTATATGTTGACCTATTTCTACTCTCATTGGTTTTTCTTTTGTATCACAACCAACTTCAACGATTATACCTTCATTTTTTGGTACATTAGTTGAAAAAAGGAGTTTACCAGTATTTTCAACTTTATCTCTTTTAACGAGAATTTTTTCACCGAAAGGTTTAGGATATTTCATATTACAACCTCAATCTATTTTTCAATTCTTGCATTTTACTATATGCATCTTTTTGTCCCGATTGACTAAAGTCACCTTGTGTCGCATAAGGTGCAGCACCAACACCGGATGGTTGATAATAAGGTGTTCTGCGATTAGTATCAATCTTTTCTTGTATAGAAGGTTGTTTGATTTCAGGAGCATCAACACCTAAAGCTTTGATACTTTGATAGACTAATTTTTGACGTTCAAAACCTTCTGGCATTTTTAATATTGTTTCAGCCATTTTAGGATTTTTTGCAGCGAATTTTTCTGCATGTTTAAGGGTGTCATAAAAATCAGGATTATTTTCAAGCCACATTTCTTGTTTAAGTTCTTCTTTGGCTGTATGTTTCGCGTATTCCATCGCTTTATTGATTTCCGATTGTGTATTCTGACCATGCTTAGCGAGTGTTCTATTGAGTTTCTTATGATCAACATAAGGTTCTGATGCGTCTTCATCCTGTTCATTATTATTTCTTGCTTCTAATTCGTGTTGTAATCTTTCTCTTTCAGCTCTTTCCTGTTGCAGTTGTGCTTCATATTTTGCAGCCTGCGCACGAAAGTTATACTCTTTATCATTATTTTGTTGTACTTGATCCGGAGATGTCATGTATGTTATACCTGTAAAGTTAAAAGTTTCTCTTTATGTATAATTCAAAATTTAAATATAGGCAATAGATGAGTGTTATTACTGAAATTATATTAGGAATATTTATTGAATTGGACATTGATAAAGATGAAGTTTGACAATAAATTCTTTTATGTTGAATGTTAAGTCTAAGTGTGTTAAGATAAATTCTTAAAAAAGGAAAATATATGCAAATAGAACAAGCGCTAACTGTTGTAGCTATTGCAGTAGCTAATTTAGGAACCGTCATAGGTTTATTTTGCTATAGTGATAGAAAATCTGATGAATATAGAAAAGAGTCTTCAGAAAATTTAAATGAGCATAGAAAAAACACTCAAGATATCTTAAATTCCATAAAAGATGAAATGAAAGATTTTCACACTAAACTTGCTACACAAGATATAGAATTTAAGATGAGACTTTGCGACATCGAAGAAAGAAGTAAAGGAAAGAAATAATAAGGAAAAATTATGACAGATACATGGACTCAAGTTGTAACAATAGTTTTAGCAAATGCTGCTATTTCAATCGGTATGTTTTTTTGGCTAAGAACAGAAGCAAATGCCGATAGAAGAGATATTTGTACTCTAATCAGAGAAATACAAACCGAAATGAAAGATTTCCATGGAAGATTATGTAGAACAGAGGAAAGAAATAGAAAACATGAATGATTTCTTATTTGGTATGTTTTTATTTGGTGTGATGGTTTTTTTTGTAGCTTGCAAGAGTGAAGATTCAGAATATGACAAAGTAGATTTTAAAAAGATAGCACCTTGTAGATATTTATATAAAATAGAATTTGAAGATCATTCTTATATTTTTTTAAGAAATACTTGGAATTCAGCTGGGGATAATATTTTGCATGATCCAGATTGTAAATGTATAAAAAAGGAATAAATGAAAATGAATAATTTGGATTGGGGTTTGATTTCTGCAATTGCAGCTATAGCAAGTATTCAAATAGCACTAATGGTTGGGTTAATTTCTTGGATTAGATCAGATATAAAGGCTTTTGAAATTGAAATAAGGGGTTGGAATAGAGAGATCTTAAAAGATTCTCGTGCATTTCATGGGCGTCTCTGTAAAATTGAAGAAAGAAGTAAAGGGAAATAAGATGGACTGGATACAAACATCATCAATTATGGCAACAGTTATAGGATCGGCTTATTATATTCATAGGGAATCTTTAGCAGATATAAGAAGTGCAAGAGAAGAAATTCGCGCACAAGCATTAAGAACGGATAAATTATATGAAATGTTTATCGAATTGGTCAAAGTAGGAAAAAAATAAGATGCGTTTAATATTAGTTTTTTTTGCTTCAATGATACTTACATTTATAGCTTTTAATGTTGATTAAGAAGGAATAATAATGGCGACAGTAATAATTGGATGCTTTTTTTTTGTTAAAATAGCTTTTTGGGTGCTTGTAGTTATTGGGACTTTTACGGATTCATAATTTGTTTTTCTTTGTGTTCATTAAATTTTTTTAAAGCTTCAAATTTTGTTTCTGCTTTTTTAAAGTCACCCTTTTTAAGAGTGTCAATAGCACTCTTCCATTCTATTATTAATTTTGGTTTATCTAACGTATAATTAAGTAGTGCTTTAAATCCAGACTTACTTAGATCCCAGCCAGATTTAGCAATTCCAAGTTTTGGATGAAGAATATAACTCATTCCAGTGCTAAATAAGTTTTCATATCCTTTATTTTTAGCTACCTTCAGCATTTTATAAGGAGCTTCATTAGATAGCATATCTTTCATTAGAATTTCAAAATCTTTATATCCTTTTTCTCCTAATGCTCTTTTGAAGACTCTATCATATCCATTTTTATCAAAGAAATCGTGCATCTTTTTATAATTAACACCATCTTTAAACATTTCATTTACAAATCCATCCACTGCTTCTGCATCCATTATTTTTGTCCATCTTTCATTTCCTTGTTTAAAAACAGGTGAAAGTTCAGATTCAGGATAGGATTTCTCTAAGACATTTGCTATTACTTTGTTTTGATCTAATAATGCATCACGTTTAGCTCTATTTAATGCTTTAGAAGCTCCAGGTTCAAAATATTCACTTAAAGCAGAGTTGTTCTTTCTGTATTGATCAACGAGTTGAGAAGCAGTTATATCATTGCCTTTTAAATCTTTTGAAGCATCATTCATATATTTTGAATAAGATTTATCATATTCACTCTCAATAAATCCTTTAGTCTCTTTTTTTGAATAGTCCATGATTTCTTTTTTCATCGACTTGACTGGTGTAGTTTCTTTAATAGTGTCAGCAATATTTTTAGCTTCACTTAAAAGTTCTCTTGATTCTTGTTTAAAGGATGGATTTTTAGCTAATTCTTTAGCAGTTGAACCTATAGAACTATCTTCAATTATTTTATTAGAAATTTCTTTAAAATCAGATTGTATTTTATCATTTATTTTATTAATTTTACTTTGTGAAACTTCGCGTGGTTTTTCTAAACTTTCAAATCCACGTTTAGATATTCCAGATTCTTTGGTTTGTTTTCCAATAGAAATTGCTGGTGATTTTTGACCAATTCCAGTTCCGATTCCAAGACCAATTACATCAGAAATAGGTTCTGGTACTCCTGCTTCTTGTAATGCTTTAGATGTTAAAGGAGCAGTTACTCCAGCGATAGCTTTTTGAGATGTAGAACCTGAAGTAAATTTAGAAGCAGAAGAACCTAATCTTAATCCTTTTTGGAGTGCTGTTTTTGGTTCTAAAGGTAAACCTGTTTCTTCTTCAACTTTTTTTGCTATATTCCCAATTGTAGGAATAGATTGAAGCATTTCTTGACGACCTTTTTCATATGCTTCATCAAAATCTATTCCTTTTTCTGCATACATTCCTCTAAGTTTATTCCATTCCTCTGGATCTAAATCTGATTCACCCAATGCCAATAATTGAAATATACTTGCTCCAATACCTGCTGGTGTAGCTTCTGCTATACCTTGAGGAACTTGTAATGCAGTTCTTGCAGCCCATTTTCCCCAACCTTCTTCTGGTTCTTTAATTTGATCAAATACATCTCCACCAGATTTTTTTATCTGTTGGGGGGGCAAATCGCTATCAATTTGATCAAATATATCGGCAACCATTAAAGTACATACCCTTTTTTCTTAGCTAATTCTCTGGCAGCATTTCTATTTCCACCTGCTTCTTTTAGAATTGATTCCGCAATTTTTTTATCATCAGGATCATTAAAATCTAGTGGGATTTTCTTTCTATTCTCTGCATTTTCTATAATGGATTTTTGTTCATCTAAAATTTGATTAAAAAGTGCCTGTAATTTTGGTTTTGCACGTTTTTCAAGTTCATTTCCAAATTGAAGAATACCTAAGGGTTCATTTTCTAATTCTTCAGCAACATCAGCTCTAATAATATCTGCTCTCAATGCATTTATTCTAGATCGCAGAATTGCCTTTTTTTGATCATCTGTCAAATATAAATCTGCAATTTTTTCTTCTAATAATTCAATTTCTTTAACTCTTGTTTGGCCTTGAAATATATTTCTAAGATCTCCAAATTCTTCTACTAGCCCTGCTTTATATTCTACTGTATCATTAGAAAGCAGTCTTTTACCTAATTTCATTGGTAATGCTTCTGCAAGGGCTGCAAATGTAGGATCATCAATATTACCTTTTTCTATTATTTGTAAAAGTTCTTCTTTATTTTGAATTCCTTTTTCAGCTGATGATGCTCGTTTTGCTATTTCTTGTCTTACAGGTAATGTCTCGTGTCTTAGTTCTTTTGTTTTTTCTTGTTCTTGTTTACCTAATGTTTCTTCGGTACGACGTCTATTTTCTGTGTAAGGATTCGAATAAACTGGAGGTATACCTGCTTCATCCATTGCTATTCTTAATTCATCCGATGTGGATTTTGGATTATCAGCGAGAATTTTTTTTATATTTCTAGAAATATTTGTAGGAACTTCTTTTTCTGTAAGAGCAGGTTTATTTTCTTTAATAGGCTTCGTAACTTTCTCACCTAAATTTACATTACCTTGATAAGTATCAACAAATTCTTCTAATTTATCTCCTTGCATACCTCTAGATTTACCAACTCCATAAAGTTGTCTTCTATCTGATGCTAATTTATCGGCCATTTCTTTTGATTTATTTGCACCTGATTGATTGAAAGCATTTTTGAAATATTCTGCCTGTGCTTGTTCTGGAAGTTGCAATACTGATGGATCTAACCCCATTTTTTCAATAGCTTGTCTTTGATCACCTTGCTTCATATGTTGCTGAATAGTTGGAACTATAGAATTAATAGTTGAACTAAATTGTTCACCAAATGATGGACCACGATTATTTTTTAATACTTGAACCATTATACCCTCCCAAATCCTGGTATCGCTTTTGCTACTTGTGCTCCACCATTTATAGCTCCTCCAAAACTTCCTTTTCCAAAAGCAGCTGATGCCATTCCTGGAATCATACCTCCAAAAGATCCAATAACTTGGCCCCAATCTGTTCCTTGAGGTTTTTCATATAAACCGGTTTCATATGGTCTTTGATTTAGAAGTTCCATAGACATGGTATGAAGATCTCTTAAAGCATTTTGTTGGAGTCCTTGACGTTGAGCTTGCAGTTGCTGTGCAAAATTAGATGATTGTTGACCCATTTCATTTTGAAAACCACTACTGCGTCTTGCTCCTGATCCCATTCCAGAGAATCTTGACGCTGTATTACCTTGAAGTTGATTAAATTGTCTAAGAGCAGGTGCTTCTATTTGATCAAACATTTCTTGATCACCACCAGCAAGTTTTGATAAATAACTGTCTTGTCCTACATTCCCAAAACTATTTTTATAAAGATCCATTTGCTCAGGTGAGAATTGTTCTACTTTAAATTTACCATAACCTTTAGGAATTTTTTCTTTATAAAATCCTGTAGAAGTGTTCATTCCAGTTTGACCAGAAGGAGAAGCGCCTTGACCGCCATATAGTGATGATGCCATAATTTACCTCGTTTAAAAATTAATGTATCATATTAAACATCACTAATCCATTCAATTAACACGGTTCCTGATGTAATCGCTGGTGATGAACCATCAACCTCAAAAACAATTTGATCAGAGAGTGGATTTCCTGCGTTAACATGAAGAAAAAATGAAATTTGACCTGGAATTAAAACATTGCTCCCAAAAATTAATCCATACCAATCTGTTCCATTAGTAAAAGTTCCATAACATTTAGGACTAAATTGTGAAATATTGATGATCTTAAAACCTAAATCTATTGTCGATCCAGTAATTATTCCACCTGGGACTAAATAAACTTGTCTTAATGTTTGTTGTCTAGAAGATGTTAGAAACCACGATTCACCAGTAATACTTGGACGATTGATTGAAAATATGCCAATGATTCTAAGATTTACTGCTTGTGCAATTTCTATGTATGTTTTATCAAGTTCAGTAGATAAATTCTCGGCATCTTCTGGAAAATTCCTTGAAGTCTTTAAGAAAGGAACTGTATTGACTATATTGAACATATTATTTTAAACTTTTTACCATTTTATCATAAAAAAGAAGTAATTTATAAGTTTCCATCTCTCCAAAAAAAGAAATCATACATTTAATTAAAATGTCACTATCATATTCTAATTTTTCTGAATTTTTCCAATTTCTATTTAAATTGATATGAGAAATATTAGTTTGTTCAATATCAAATATTTTAGCAATTTGAGATTGACTTAATCCTATTTTAATCAATCTTTGAATTTCTCTAATTTCTTTTTCTTTTAATCTATTACCATGAACTTTCTCACCAAATGCCATTCTTTTTTTTGCAACAGCGTCTTTCATGTTGTCTTTATGAGTTCCTAAAAATAAATGATCAGGATTAACACAAATTGGATTATCACATTTATGACAGACAAATTTATCACCAATAGATTCTTTTTTTATATATTCATAAGAAAACCTATGAGCACCCATATTTGTTTTTCTTATTCTTATTATTCCATATTTTTGGTTATTTGCGCCGAGCCACAACCAACAACCATTTTTATCAACTTTTATTTTTTCATAAAAACTTTTTATTCTATTTTCAAGGTATTCTTTACTTTCAAAATTTACTTTTTTTCCCATACATCCTCAATGTTAATCCATATTGTATAAGTGTGTATGGATTAACATCAACACAAAAGTTGGCTACTTGATAAATCTAATATAGCTCCATGAAACTCGATTTCAGCAAAAGCATTTCCAATAGTCAAATCTCTCATTTGAGCATCTGATAATGTAATACCTATTTGTACTGTATCACCAATAAGACTTGTATTCATTCTATGCCATATTTGTGCTTGTTGTCCAGCCGTTGGAGTATTTAAATTTATATTAGCTGGAGTTAAACCTAAATTTGTGCTTTCAGGGCATGTATAGAGTACTTGAGAGTATATTAACGCATCGTTAGAATCCGAAGTAACAGGAAGAGAAGGAGAACTATAATTAAAATTAGCATTTTGACTCAAATATATTTGTAAAGTTACTTGTGCATCATCTGTTCTAGTAAATAAATATTGTTGTACACCAATTCTTGTTTTTCTTGCCATCTCCCATGCCATAGGAAATTGCTTAGTTTGTATGAAAGGAACATAAGCAACAGTAATTAAACCATCACCAAGATATGTTTCTGTAGTTATTCCTGGATCATCTTTAAGCATAAATGTATTTCTTGTAGCATTAAAAACTTGAAAGATTTTTCCATTTACTAATGCTCCAACCGTTCCTAATGCTCCAGATATGATAATATAGTCATTATTGTTAAGATTATGATCAGGGGATGTCACAACATTTGTGCCATTAGAAAAAGAGGTGATATATAGAGAAGTTGCTTCACTTGTACCAACATCCTTAATAATCACAAATCCTTGTTGATTACCAGCTATTGTCAATTCTTGCAATAATGTCGATGTACCTGCATTCCAAGCATCATTCCATTGTTCCCATGTTTTATAAATTAAACCGACTGTTTGCCATGTAAATCCTGTTTGTTTTCTGAACTGACCATAGGTAGTATAAGATTCATTGAATATAGCCCATGAGTTATCTCTATAATTATAAAACAATGATTGATTAGGAAATATTGCTGTATTTGAAATACCCTCAGCATCATTATTAGCACAATAAGTGAAATATATCCATTCTTGAATGAAGTTTCTAGTCGCTGTAAAACGTTCATTTCCATTATCTGTAAGATCAATTTGGAACACTTGATCAGGAATAGCAAGATCAATTCTTTGAGTCTGATTTTGGCTTGTAACTATATATCCTCTTGTACCTCGTGATATACAACCTTTATCCATATCGATAATGCTAAAAGTAGAAGCATCACCAAGTTCACTATTGATAAAGTAAAATAAGAACGGAACTAGATCATTACCTTGATAAACAAGACGAGCTTTTGATGTAGAGAACCCTACAATCAGTACATCTTCATTGGAAGAAACTGTAGTTAAAGGTTGGGATACACCAGCAGATATAAAACCGCCAAAACCTGTATCATCTTCAAACCATGCTGGAGCTGTTGCTGTTTGATTGTTTGGAACTAAAATAGGAGTGAAAACAGTTGCTGAAGAATCCACAGCACCTGTAAATGATGCGGTATAGTAAGGCGTACCATTTTGACTATAAATAATTGTATCAGGTAGATAAAATATTCCCCCTCCTGAATTTTCAACCACACACCCTAAAAATAAAATACGATCTTTAAAATCTGCTATTATTCTTGCACCTACTAGATAATATTGTGCCGGTGGTAATTCAGCGACAGAAAATATACGTTGTGATAAAGGGGGTGAGAAATTAACCCATCCAAGACCTCCATCTTGTGGTCTACCATCATAGAATCTTATGGGGTCACGCGTTGCATCTGCCGTATTTGTTAGGTATTGGGCTATTCCTGTATTAGCAGAATATACTCCTGCAAGAGTTGCATTTGGGAATTCAACTTGAATTTGATTTGAGTTTGGAACTGCGATAACATAACCAGTCTGAAAGTTTATTCCTGTTATTCCCAAAACTTCGTTTATGAAAACAAAATCACCTATAACTAAACCATGAGCCGCAATTGTTATCATTGCAATTGCTGGAGGACCAGCAGAATTAATAGCAATTCCTGTAATCTTCTTGAATTGCATACCTATATTTGTTGTAGTAAATGGTATTGTGATACCATTAGTTACAAATAAAGCACCTTGGGAATTTATAGACCAAAATTGCTGGTAGTTTTGTCCATTCCAAGTGAAAGGTGTTAAAGTTGTTTTTGCTATATAACCTGGATAAGTTCCAGATGCAGGATTTTTATAGAAAGTAACATCTGTAATAGGATAAGGATTAGCTGTAGCTATATCATAAGAATATTTTGTATCAAAAGCTAATGTACCTGGAAATTGGGAAGGAATTAATTCTAAATCTTCTAAACCCATTACAGGAAGATTTGGATAATAAAATATTGTTCCTGTTAATGTTTCGCCTGCACCTAAATTTATATGAATTAATCCAGTGGAATAATTTATCGTTCCTCCTGTTCCTGTACCACCTATCGCAGTTAAAGTACCATTCATCAAAGGATCAGTATATGTTGTGCCGTCAACTGATCCTATGAGATTTATCGAGCCCAAAACGAGGGGAAAATTTGGTAAGATTGCTTCTGTTCCGCCATTAAGAGTTAAAACAATAGAAGCACTTATTTGTCGATTTAATCTTCCAAGTAGAGCTGTACCTCGTTTACGTTTGATTCTTGCACGCCATTGATAAGCATTGACAAGTTTAGCAAAAGATTCATTTTCGATGTTAAAAGCTGTAACATCTGTACGTAAACCTTTATCTAAAGCACCGAGAAGTAATTTTGTCATAATTTAATTACCTATTGCGAACCAATAATAACCATATGTATGAGCATCACCATTTATAATATTAAATCCTGTTCGAGAAGTTGTTGTATTATCTACCCAATATGAAAAAGAACTTCCAGCAGATGAAGTTGTTCTTTGTCTTGTGACTTGAACATTTAATAAAGCATTGGGAAAATTGAAATTAGGAGCG